TATGCATTGGGTGGCCATGTGCATGTTGCGTACCTGTCAGGGGGCTCAGTTCCACTGGTTAGGGCGCTACACGTCGGCAACCACGCCCAACTCTCCGGACGCAATAGCGTCTACATACCGTCGACCCGTTTTAAACAGAATCAACAAGTCGCTGTCGCCGCTCTCATCCACGCCACATCAGGCACTGGCAGTGAGATCCTCTTAGACGCCGCACCTATGGAAGGTGATTGGCGCGTGAAGTTCCCTATCAGTTCCAACGATGCCTTAATATTAGGAATCCGAGAGGCGTTGACCCTACTAGCGGATCTGTATGCTGCTTCTCAGAACATGGCTTCTTTTGCTCTATGGTACTACTGGGGTATCCACCAAGCACTAACTGTGGTTGGTCAAGCTGATGAAGCTGGCGTAATGCGAGATCTGTGGCGGGCTGCCACCTACGTTCCATCTTATGGTGCAGTGGTACCACATTTTGAAGGTAGTGCTAGTTCGACAACTGCGCTACACCTGCCGCAGTACGCACCCAACATTATGTCCGTCCAACGCAGCGTCTTCACTCTGGCTCTCACTAGTGCCGCTTCTGTCAGTGAATCTGATCCAGGAATTGAAATAGATGGAGAGACATACCCCACCTTGATTGTAGCTCCACCTTCAATCTTTGCCAGTGATGATCTTATTACAGGCAACAATATGACTCAGGAGCAATACTATACAATGGTTGATGGGCTAGCGGCTTCACTTCCAACTTTCCTGGACCATTACATCCACCGCCTCTGTGCTTCACTTGGCCCTGTCAGCGGAGTTGACCATGCTTCAACCGGTTTTGCAGCTGCTATAGATGGCCTCCGTGCTGTGAGATCACGCCACGTAGTTGGACCTATAATGGCGCCTTATTTCTGGATTGAGCCTACTGGTTTCTCGAGCGGTGCAATACCTGCTATCAACCAAGTCTTGTGCGGCCCAATCTGTCCCATAGGCGCTGAAAAGAGCTTCAAACTCATTCCAGACTTAGATTTGTTGAATGAGGATGCCTTTGAAACGGTAGTCCAGGCTAAATGGCAATCGTGTAGAACCTGGCCGTTGATGTGGCATTTGATGCGGCGCCCTGAAGACGGTGCTGCTTTGTTGCGCCTCAATCGGGGTTCAACCAAGGCTTTTGTTTTAACTGGACGCCCGTCCCATGATCTACAGGTAGGCCGTTCGAATGCCACGAACTTGGCTTGGCAATGGCCGACAACAGGCAAGTCTATTCCTCACCCCGCGGAAGGCATCTATACTGCTGGGGCGTTACAATTCTCACTTAAACGCTCAAGTGACTGGTTCAACCTATCAAACAGACAAATAGCCCAATATGAACTGGGTGGTGATGTCTCCTTTTCCGTCACTAGGCCGTCATATGAGTCCCATGGGCCCAACCATGATGTATTCTTCACACTTAATACTGCCGAATATTTCGCGACGAAAGCCCGTGCACGCACTAATGGTGCGATCCGTTTATGTGCGCGTATCAGTGGACCGCTAGCTACATTCGCCTATGAGTACCCACCAGTTGATGCGCCGATATTGCGTGTACCTACCCGATTACCGGCTGATACTGCTGTACGCTTAGATCAGCCTGTTCACACCCCAAATCCCGGGCCACAAAGCCAGGGGAGATTGGCTTCCAAAGAGTCGGCGTTTAATCCTGCTACGACTCAAAAATCAGCTGGACCTCCACAAATTACTTACTCCCATGAACCTCCTAAAGGCCCCAGTCATACCGCACAAAGGGCTGTGATTGAGGTGGATCCACATGCTGCTGAACGGATTGAGGTACATGCGGCTGGTGCCGCAGAGCCTGGAGCTCTAACTCCTGACCCGCGTGGTGATGCTGAGATGCACGCCACGCCACAACAATGAGTGGCCTAGCCGAGGAGCTGCGACCTACCCCGTTCTACGACGTGGTCGCAGCTTGGCTACGACAGCCTCATTGTCCCGAGAACTTTAGCATCCCGGGCGATTTTGATACGCTGGATACCATTGCTCAGTGGAACTTTGTCAGAGCGTTAATTTCCTCCGGCCACCACTACACTGCAGCAGCCACATCAATATTCTACTGTCGTACACCCCTTCAAGTGGACATAGGAGAGTGCGGACTCACCACTCTTATTGGTGCTGCTTCGGTCGCAATACTTCGAGAGATGCCCAAACCACGCTCGGTCGACCACAACGGCCTGAAAGAGTACCGTAGTTACCGCCATCCTCTCAAGACTTCACATCCTGGAGCATTCAATAAGGTTAACGTTTACTGTGATGAGATCAAATTAGCAATCAGAAAACAGCTCAAAGGGACGTTAGAGTTGGAAGTCGCGGCCCACTACAGTTGGATCAAGGATCTATATGATGACCAGGCTGCCGCAACACTAATCTATGCAATGTGCCTCAGACACTATCATTTAAATGGCATCAAAGTGGCATTTGCCTTGTCTCTAAGGCCTAAGTGGGCTAAAGCGTTGAGCTTGCTGGTAAAATCGATGGGATGCAACTCTTCACTTTTTGGAGCACGATTGTGTGAGGCGGAAACATTGGCTGGCAGAGGCGTTGGTGATATAGATCTGCTTGAGGAGTCTCGCTATCGCTGTGATCCCGAAAAAGTGCAAGATGTGAAGTTCGATATTGAACGCTTGCGTTTCTGTGTCCAGCGCATATTGAACGAAGAGCTCCCGCGCACTGTGAAGTTTGATTCTTTGGAGTCTTATTGGACAAAGCGTTGGCTCTGGGCTGTCGGTGGTTCACACAGTAAGGTGGTCGAGAAATACGAGACAGATAAATATGTTTCCGGAGCTCCAGCTCGAACTTACAGGCGGGCATACCTCGAGAGAACAGAAAAGACACCTGACTCCTGGAGTGGGGTAGGTTACTACACAGCATCTAGAAAACTGGAAGCAGGGAAGATACGTGCCATATTTGCTGGAGATACATGGACGTATGTCGCTTTCAATCATCTGCTACAGCCTGTCGAGAAAGCATGGAGGGGTAAGCGTGTCCTACTAGATCCAGGCAAACCAGGTCATTTGGGGATAGTTGAGATGGTTTCTAAAGCCGCCGTGAGCAACCAAGTCTGTGTGATGGCAGACTATGATGACTTTAATTCTCAACATTCAAATGCGGCCCAAGCTATGGTAATAGAAGAGCTAATCAGGCATGTGGGTTACCACTCTGCCTTTGCGGATAAGTTGCCTTTGAGCTTCTACCGAACACGTGTCTTCTGTGAGGGGCGAGATTGTGGTTATACTCGGGGAACTCTCATGTCTGGTCATCGTGGCACGGCTTTTATCAATAGCATTCTCAACGCTGCTTACATGCGATACGTGCTAGGTGACGAGCTATATTGCTCGATTGAATCCAGGCATGTTGGGGATGATATCATCATGGCCACCACAGATTACGTGAGCGCCGCCAAGGTTATGGATCTTATACGCGCATCACCACTACGCATGAATCCCAAGAAGCAAAGCGTCGGGACGGTAGGCTGTGAGTTTCTGCGCATGGGCATACGTAACTATAAAGGTTACGGGTATGTGACGCGCGCCATCTCGGGCATGGTATGCGGAAATTGGGTTTCTGACGTGAAACTAGATCCGCAAGAAGCGCTGCGTACGATGCTAACAGCGATGTGGACACTCAGAGCCAGAAGTGGCATGATCAGATTAGCCTCGCTGCTTGTGTACAGTATTGCCCGCGTGACCCAATTACCACTCCAACCCCTGGTCGAATTTGCAGACGGCATCGCCACAATAGACGGCAGCCCTCTGTTTGCCAGGACCACCTGCTACCAAAGCTACAAACTATCGATTGAGTTCGATTCTCCGCCCGACGAAAGCATCATAACCGAACCGCGTCGTGCTACTACCGATTATTTGTCTAATCACGCGAGTGATGTGGAGAGACATATCCTATCTACATGTGGATTCTCAGTGACCTCCGACATGCTCAAGAGCTCCTACGGGAAGGAATGGGCTGCGAAGGAAGAGTACGGCAGCATGAAGTTAAGGATATCTCTCTGCTCCTCAGGATCGCGGACAACAGAATTTGTTTCCGTTGATCAGACAACTTTTGAGGGAAAACATGACGCGGCCTTTCGGGATGAGCCGTTGCTTATGCTATTACGCAACCGCTTATCAGATGATCAAGTATGTCAGGCCTTACGACTCAAAGGTGTGGAGCACAACAGTGGCAACTGCCGAACCGTGGCGTTCGGGCCAGAGGCCGGAGGGGTCATAACC